AGATGGTGACATATTGTTGTATCAATCTGTAGCAGCAGCTGAAACAGACACTCTAATAAATGACCTTAGAGCACCTGAAGCAGAGTATGTGAAGCACCTATTACTGACTAACTTCATGACAGCTGTAGATGGACGTAATATATCAGTTATCTGGTCAGATGCTCAAGAAGTTACTGATAGAGTTAACTACATGATTAAACTCTACACAGATAAGTTAAAGGCTGATAAAGTCCTCATCTGTTTAACTGATAAAGTTAACTTCAGGAAGACTGTATTAGAGACTTATAAAAGTAATCGTGTAGGGAGAAAGCCTGTAGGATATGCTGTAGCTAGAAAGAATGTAGAAGATGCTCATGAAACTGTCTGCTACGAGAACCTAGAGGCAGATGATACTATGGGAATCATAGCTACAGATCCTAATCAATATGCTGACTATAACAAGATTATAGTATCCATTGATAAAGACCTTAGACAGATTCCAGGCTATCTATTTGTTCCTAAAGACGTAACTGTAGCAGACTGGAGGAAGGCTATTATAACAATAACTAAACAAGAGGCTGATTGGAAGCATTGGGAACAGACACTTGCTGGAGATAGTACAGACGGATATAAAGGTTGCCCTGGTTTTGGGAATGTAACAGCTAATAAATTGTTGGATAAAGACTTGACTGCAACAGAGGCTTGGACTATAATCAAAGAACAGTTCAAGAAAAAAGAACTTACTGAAGAGGACATGTTGCAGCAAGCTAGAGTAGCTAAGATTCTGCAGTATGAAGACTACAACTTAGACAGTGGTGAAGTAAAATTATTTACAGCGTAATGGAAGGATGTTTCAGGCATGAGTAAACACAATAGTAAAGTAATTCCTATTAACTCTTTTGTAGCTAAATTGAGAGACAATCAGAAGAAAGTTGAAGAGTTCTTAAATAATCTAGGCTCTCAATCAGGACTATTTCTAGCTGATATGGATACAGGAGAGCTTATACCTATTACTGAGGAGGAGCTACAAGAGAATTATCCTGAGTATCTTACACAAGGGATACTCGATATAGATCAATATGGAGATCCTATGAACATAGAAGTTATTAAAGATATTGTAGGAGATGTAGAGATCTTCAATGATATTTTTGCAGTACCTTTAGGATTTGATAAAGAATCTATTAAGTTACGTTTAAGGCTTATGGAGGAGGAATACAAAGAGACTAAAAATGCTATGTTAGAGGCTTTAGGAGAACTTGAACTAGGCAATGAAGTAAGTGTTAGTACTAAGGTGAAGATTCTAGATGGACTAGTAGACCAGACTGTCATTAATATTGGTACAGCTGATGTCTTTAAGTGGGATTTCAGAGGTGCTTGGCATGAGGTTGCTGCATCAAATATGTCTAAGATCAATGATGATGGTACTGTTGATAGACGTAAAGATGGGAAAGTTTTGAAAGGACAGAACTACAGAAAGCCAGAACTTAAAGACTGTGTAATTACAGATGTTAAAGAATTATGGGAACTATAATAGGATGTGTAGCAAAATGGAACAAACTAAAGAAACTAAAGAAACACTAGTAACCCTATTGTTATGGATTGTCACTATTATATGTGTACTATTCCTGTCAGCTATGGGTATAGTATTAGCTCTAACAGTATATCTAATGCCATATATTATCTTAGGAATAATGAGTTATTGTATTGCAGAGGTATTAGAATATAGCTTTTATAAAGTATTCTTAGTATCTATGGGAGCGTATTTTATTAGTCTTGCTGTTGATTATGTTGTGACTAACTACAGAATGAGTAAATAACATGTCTAATAGAGATAAAGTATTAGATGACTATGTACAACTTATAGACTATATGGGTACAGATCTTGATGTAGTAAATGCTGCTAGAGTATCTATGAATAAAGAGTCTGAATTAGAGCTAGATTGGGAATACGATGTATGTGACTGCTGCGAACCTACTGAATTCTATGGGCTATCAGAGAAAGATAAAAAGCTAATAAAGTACCTAGCTAAACATGAACATTGGACTCCCTTCTCTCAGAATGCTGTAAAGTTCCGTATTAAAATGCCTATATTCATAGCTCGTCAATGGTTTAAGCATACTGTAGGATTCACTCGTAATGAGGTCTCTCGTAGATATGTATCAGACTCTCCTGAGTTCTGGGAGCCTGAGTCATGGAGGAAAGCTGCGGATAACGTTAAGCAAGGCTCTAGTGAGATTAATATAGGTGGCTGGATTGGTACTGGAAATACCTGCTACTTAGGGGAGACCTATACTGGTGCTATATATCAGCTACAGGAATTTTATGAGATGATGATAGAACATGGAGTATGCCCTGAACAAGCTAGAATGGTACTCCCACAGTCTATGATGACAGAGTTTATTGAGACTGGTAACTTAGCTTCTTATGCTAGACTGTGTAAGCTTAGACTAGACCCACATGCTCAGAAAGAGATACAGTGGTATGCAGAAGCTATAGCAAGTGGAATGGAAGAACTGTTTCCTATAAGTTGGGAGGCTTTAATGGAGGAGGAACTGTAGTATGGAGTTAGAAATGGTAGAAATGATATGTAAGACAGCTATTGCAATGACTATGATAATTATGGTGTTTTGGAGTGTTAGATAATGCCTAGAATAAGATATAAACCTTCTAAAGTAGGTCTAAAGTATGGATTCAGGAGTGGACTAGAGGAGAAAGTTGGTAAGCAGCTAGAAGAGGCTGGTTTAAAGGTTGATTATGAGACTACTAAGATTAGTTATATAAAACCTGAAACTAGCCATACTTATACACCTGACTTTGTATTACCTAATGGAATCGTTATTGAGACTAAAGGTAGATTTACTATCGAGGATAGGAAGAAACACTTATTAATAAAGAAACAGCATCCTGAATTAGATATAAGATTTGTTTTCAGTAACTACAAGAGTAAGATTAGGAAGGGTTCTAAGACAACGTATGCTATGTGGTGTGAGAAGAATGATTTTAAGTATTCTAATAAACTAATACCTAGGGAGTGGCTAGATGAGATTCTATAAACTACGAGAACTGAAACGTAACATCAAAGCCTTCTTCTATTGGGGCTGGAAAATGCGTACTATAAGATGGTGGGACTCCTTCTTTATACTAGAGACTATAGGAATTTACCTAGAGTATATGGAAACAAACTTCCAGAAGGCTTTAGATAATAAGTGTATGGGTAACTTTGTAGGCCAAGAAGAAGTTATAGAAGAAATGAAAGAGGCTAGAAGACTATATAAAGAGTTCAGATCTATAGATGAGCTTGACTATGCTATTAAAGATGGGGAAATATGGGCGCAGGACTACGATAAGGCCTTGACAAAGTTCTTTATGTACATTATAAAAAATCATCGTAAATGGTGGCACTAAACATAACACTAATTAAGGGAACTAATAAAGACATGATTGAAATTGACTACAGCAGAGATGAGTTACTAGATCCATATGCTATTGGTATCTTAAAAGATAGATACATGTTAGAGAATGAGACAAGTCCTCAACAAGCCTTTGCAAGAGCTGCTAAAGCATTCTGTGGAGGTGACTATGAATTAGCTCAAAGAATCTATGACCATGCCTCCCAACTGCACTTCATGTTTGCTACACCAGTACTTTCTAATGCACCATCTTCAAATGGTACTGCAAGAGGATTACCTATATCTTGCTTCTTAAATTACGTAGAAGATTCTAGAGAAGGCATCAACAGTAACTGGTGTGAGAATACTTGGTTAGCCTCTATGGGAGGTGGTATTGGGAGTTATTGGGGAGCTGTAAGAAGTGATGGTTCAGCTACTTCTAAAGGCTCTAAGAGTACTGGTAGCATACCCTTCATGCATGTTGTTGATAGTCAGATGTTAGCAGTTTCTCAAGGCCCTACTCGTAGAGGTTCTTGTGCAGTATACACTGACATCTCCCATCCTGAAATAGAAGAGTTCATAGAGATGCGTAAGCCTACTGGTGGAGACATCCATAGAAGGAACTTAAACCTACATCATGGAGTTAATATTACAGATGACTTTATGAAGGTACTTGAAGAAACTTGGGGCAATGCTGAAGCAGATGACTCTTGGAATCTTATTGACCCTAATTCAAAAGAAGTAGTTAAAGTTGTATCTGCCAAGGAACTGTGGAAGAAGATTCTTACGCAGCGCTATGAAAGTGGTGAGCCTTATATGCACTTCATAGATACTACTAATAGACTTCAGCCAGAAGCTCATAAAGTTTTAGGATTGAAAGTTCATCAAAGTAACTTATGTAGTGAGATTACATTACCTACAGGAAGAGATTATCAAGGCAATATGAGAACTGCTGTATGCTGCCTTTCTTCAGTTAACTTAGAGAAGTATGATGAGTGGAAGGATACAGAGCTTGTAGAAGACTTAGTAGTATTCTTAGATAATGTTCTAGAGTATTTCATTGAGAATGCTCCTGAAGGTATGAAAGATGCTGTATACAGTGCTACACAAGAACGTTCAATAGGTATTGGTGCAATGGGTTTCCATGCTTATCTACAGTCTAAGAGTATACCTTTTGATTCAAGTATTGCTGTAGGTCAGACTAATCAGATATTTAAGACTATTAGAGAAAGGGCTGAAAGAGCTACAGTTGAGTTGGGGGATGAGAGAGGTTCTTGTCCTGATAGTAGAAAAGCTAACTCTATTAGAATGTATAAGAGTATCGAAGAGCATGGGGAGCCTATAGACAGAGTGAGGAGGAGGAATATGCACCTATTATCAGTAGCTCCTAATGCTTCTTCAAGTATTCTATGTGGTAATACTAGCCCTTCAATAGAGCCTTACAATGCTAACGGATACTCTCAGCAGACTCTTAACGGAACTAATATCCATAAGAATAGGCACTTAGATATTATCCTTAGAGATAAGCTAGGCTATACTGATGAGTATACTAAAGTATGGAAGTCTATATTTGATAATAAAGGTTCTGTACAACATCTTTCAGAAGATGTCTTGACAAGCTCTGAGAAAGAAGTGTATAAGACAGCTAATGAGATTGACCAAAGCTGGATTATTGAACATGCTGGTATTAGGCAGAATCATATAGACCAGTCTCAATCAGTTAACTTGTTCTTTCCTAGTGACTGTGATAAGAAATATCTTCATCATGTTCACTTTAAGGCTTGGAAAGATGGACTAAAGACGTTATACTACTGTCGTACACAGGCTGGTAGAAGGGCTGAGAATATTAATATTAAGGTTGAGAAGACTAATTATAATACTAATGAGGAGTGCCTATCATGCGAAGGTTAGAAGGTTTTGAGCAGGCATTAGAGAAGGTCTTCGGTGAGAGCATGAGAGTAGATGAAGAACTATGTAAGAGTGTGTGGTCTGCTTTAGCCAATATTGAGTGGGAACACCCTAAAACTGGTGAATCTTATAGCTGTAGTTTTAGATGTGCTGGTGGATTGATTTCTGAGATTATAAATGAAGGTAGTTACATGGATTGGTATTGTTGTGCTACAGCTGGCGTCGTATCTAGTGAAATAGAGAAGGCCATGAAGGAATGCGGTTGGGTATGTGAGGAAATAGGAGCTATATGTAATGACTAATTATGGGTATATGTGTAAGGTTGATTATGATTACCACTTAGAGAGTGACTATTATGGAGTTACCATATATCCTTCTGAAAAGAGTCTTAAGGATAATCTAGAATGTACAGATGAGTGTGGCATTATAAAGGTTGAAGTAAAATATTCAGAGACAATTCAGTAGGAGAGCTTCCCATGGACGAGTTAGATAATCTAGTAGAGAAGGCTTCTAAATTGCCTATATTAGATCCGCGTTCACCAGATGAGATATTATATAATGAACAGGGACTACCAAAAGAACTTGAACAATAACAAAGGAGAGGTTAAAATGGTTTATAAAGTAAATAAAAGTACAGAAGCATATAGTAGGATGGTAGAAGCTGGCGTGGAAATGTATGACGATATTGCTGCTAGTAGAGTAGGAAAATTTGACTCTTTACAAGGGACTTTCACGTATTCCAAAATATCTAACTCTAAAGTTCCCTACTCTATGCTGAAAATGTTTTGGGTAGATGGGGGTTATATAAATAGTAGTAGGGAGTTTGATATAGGTAGATTTATAGAGGAAAGATTCGAGAATATAGAAAGTTATGTTGAGAAAGGAGGCTTTAGTAGTGCTATTTGAAGAAAGAACTACATACAAGCCCTTCCAATACCCTTGGGCATATGAAGCTTATAAAGCTCAACATAGTATGCATTGGATACCTGATGAAATTACTTTTGAAGAGGATAAACGAGACTGGGATAAGAAACTTTCCGAGCCTGAGAAAGACTTCTTAACACAAATATTCAGATTCTTTACTCAAGGTGATGTAGATGTAGCTAATGCTTATGTAGATAACTTCTTACCTGTCTTCAAACATCCTGAGTTAAGAATGATGATGCTATCTTTTGGAGCTATGGAAGCAGTTCATATAGATGCTTATTCACAGCTGATGGATACTGTAGGAATGGCTGATAGTGAGTATAGTGCTTTCTTAGAGTATGAAGAGATGGCTGCTAAACATGACTATATACAAACTGTAGTAAGTGATGATCAAAAGGCTTTCATAGACTATGGTATATATACTCATGAAGACCAAGATAAGATAGCTTCTATAAAGACTAAAGCTAAACAGATAGCTGTATTCAGTGCTTTTACAGAAGGGTTACAGCTCTTTAGTAGTTTTGTTATGTTGCTAAACTTCCCTAGACATGGTACTATGAAAGGTATGGGTAAGGTTATTGAATGGTCTGTAAGAGATGAGACTCTTCATGTAGAATCTATGATTAGACTTTTCCAAGAGATTATCAGAGAGTATCCTGAAATCTGGACTGATGACTTTAAAGGAGAACTATACCAAGTTGCTAGAGATATGGTAGAGTTAGAGGATAAGTTTATTGATTTAGCTTTTGCTCAAGGAGATATGGAAGGACTTACAGCAGATGAAGTTAAACTCTTCATTAGACATATAGCTGATAGAAGGCTGTTACAGTTAGGTTTAAAGCCTAATTATGGAGTTAAAGACAATCCTTTGCCATGGTATGATGAGATGCTTAATGCTATTACTCATACAAACTTCTTTGAGGCTAGGGTAAGTGAGTATAATAAAGGAACTTTACAAGGAGAATGGGAAAATGATTGAGGAAGATTACTTGATTAAGCCTGTTACAGATGCAGTAATAGCTGCTGGACTAACAGAGGATAAAATACATACATTTAAAAATCCAGGTCTTCCAGCAGAAATTAAATATTACTATGCTAAAGATGAGCCTAATTGACTAAATCCTACAGGAGCCTCTAAGAAGCTTATACAGAGACTTTAACTATTCTCTAGTATACCGCCTTATAAAAACTACTAAAGGCAACTACTGTAGCTTCCTAGAGGGTCAATTATTAAGTAACTGAGTAAAATTTGTAAATAAGAGGTTAAAATGGCTAAATGTACACTTTTTAATGGTGAAGAAGATAAAACAGACATGGTGAAGGTAAACTTCGATAAAGAATCTAATACAGTATCCATTAAATTGCCTGAAGGAGCTTCTTTCATAGAGGATAGTTTTGCAGCCTTTAGCAGTTATCCTAATCCAGAACCTTATACAGCCATCTTTCAGTTCATTCGATATAACTAGAGGAGCTTCATAGACATGTGTAATGCAAAGATTGTTGGAAATCCTTTTGATATGGAACTTCATGTAGATCAAATAGATCTTTCCAAAATAGATATGACAGCATCTTGTCCAGGATGTATGAAAGAATTTAGGGAGCCGTTATTAGATGGCTCTTTATCTCATCCAGTACTAAATGAAGTCTTGCATAAACGATTTAGATGTGATACTTGTTGTACAGGGTGGGATGAGTCCTATGCATTAACTCTTTTAGCTGAAACAGTGGAGATTGTAAAATGAGCATTAACGAGAGATATATTGTTGAAGATAATGGTACTTTGATAAATGTAAGTGATACTCTTACAGATTCTGTCATAGTCATTTTGGAAGGTGATACTGTAGACTTTAGAAGCTTCTATGAGATCAATAAGCCTATAGAGTATATATTACAGATGCTAGGATATAGTACTGGTGATTGGGTACTTGGATCAGTACCTTCAACAGCAAGAGATCTGTATATAGGTGAGACTACTATAGAAGATGACGATGAGTTTTTCGGTTATTATGTTTAAATTAATGCTTGACTAGTTTGATAAGTGTTTGTTATACTGAGTCTATAACCATCCTTAGCTCAACTGGATAGAGCAACAGCCTTCTAAGCTGTAGGCTATAGGTTCAAGTCCTATAGGGTGGGCCAATTTAATAAGAAGGAGATATGATATAATGGGAACTAAATGTGATAGAAACTTAAATCCTACTGATGAGAGATATGACCCGGTTAATCTAGATGTAGAAGCTATTGAAGACTACCATCTGAGTGCAGATATTTGGGCCTGGATTAAAAGTTCTAATGAGCCTGGTGCTAGCCTGGATGGAGCGTGGGAGGACTCAGGTAAACACGACTCCGATAGCTTCACCAAACATGATACAGGTAAGCGTCAACTAAGCCTATTACCTTTTGAAGCTCTAGAGAAGATTACTGATGTACTTATGTTTGGGGCTGAGAAGTATGATAGAGATAACTGGAAGAAGTGTACTGATACAGATCGTTATATGGATGCTTTGTTCAGGCATTTAGCAGAGATTCAGAAGGGTGAGGTTATAGATGCTGAGACAGGTCTTTCACATTTATCTCATGCAGGTTGTAATATACTATTCCTGTTGTATTTTGAAGTATTGAAGGAGGCTGTAGGAGATGGTGATTAAGGTTATTAATGAAGAAAAGATAGATAAAGCACTGAAGCAATACTTTAAGGGTAATGATAGATATACAGCTACAGAATGGAGTCTTGTAAGATCTATGATAATAGTAATGACAGCTAAGGATTTAGAAAATGAAAATTAGAGATGATGTGGATGAAGAAGGAACGCCAGTAACTTGGTTTAATTGCGGTGATTGCGGAGAAGATTTTAGCGTATGTCCTGCTGTTAAGGACGAAGATATCGAGGCCTACGCGCAGGGAGGTTGCCAATCAACTGAATGCGAGTCTTACGACCCCTCTAGGGATACTGAGATATTATGGATGTCTGATAGCGAGTTGAGAAATCACCATAAACTAGTTGACATGAATATGCTAAGAAGAAGAAAAAAGTTTATAGCAGGTGAGGGTGAGTTTAATAGAGAATATTATGAAGACTTGCAATAAATGTGATACTGAAAAGTCTGTAAAGGACTTCTACAGAGATAGCTCTAAAGCTGATAGTATGGCTAGTATGTGCAAAGACTGCAAAAGAGATATAGATAGAGCTTATGCTGAAAGCTTACCTGGAAAGATAACAAGTATCCTAACATCCATGAGAAAGAGAAGTAAGAAGCTAGGATTTCCTGTACCAGAGATAACTAGAGCAGATATAGAAGCTGCTATAGCTACTGGTAAATGCTCTGTTACAGGCATTCCTTATGTAATTGATTATAACGGTAGCGGTCTAAAGAACCCCTTTATACCTAGTCCAGATAGGATAGATCCTACTAAAGGATATACTAAAGATAATGTACAATGGGTTGTATGGATCTATAACAGCCTTAAATGGGACTATCCCCAGTCTGAGATAGATAGAATATTAAAGATGATGCAGCCCTATATAAATACCCTTTAATATAGGCACATTAAAAAACCCCCCTAGAGAATAAACTTTAGGAGGGTTTCTTTTTGAATTGTTATATTATAACGTTTACTTTGAGCTAAACCATGATAGTGGATTTATAATGCCCCACACAAAGCCGCCAACATCAGCTACACCTCCTATAACAGAGTCCCAATAGTACTCAACATTGGTAGTAGCTGGTTCTGGCACATCGTTAGTCTTGTTAGCAATAGTTGCATCATATTTACACTCAGCCAAGTCTTTAACAACATATCCAGGGATTGGGCATGTTTCATTATCAGTATTTTCCTTAACCCATTCAGTAGTCTCTTCACTAGGGCCGCTAGCAACATGATTGATTCTTGCTACAAAGTTGCTATTAGTGCTGCAAGAGGTAGTCAGTATGAGACATACTATTAAACTTGTTACTTTCTTCATCACGTATTTTATTATCCTTTTTTAGTTGTGCTATAACAGCATCTTGTTCATCTATTCTACAGTCCTGCTGACCAGCTATCTCACCGAAGAGATATGTCATCCACATGCCACAAATAGCTAGGATAAGGACTACACCAATGATAGTCCAGAATCTAGCAGCAGGGATCATAGTAGGATCGTTGTTAGAAGCCATGTTTATAATTTATTTAGATACTAATTTAAAAATACCATACCCAATCAGGCATAAACCAATGATAGGTATAAGTTTTATTAAAGTACCTACATAGAGAACTACACCTACACCAATGAGTGGGCCAGCTTCTACAGTTCTTAAGTTAAGTAATCTTTCTTTAATTTCTTTAAACATAATCTTTATCCTCTTTTCTTTCTAGGTATATTATACACTATTCTTGTTCTTGTGTCAATTCTTCTCTAGCTGGTAATGCTTCAGCCTCTGTAGCAAGACTATTAGCAATAGACCCTAAGTGGAGTCTCATAGCTCTTACAAGCTTATCAGAGTTCTTGGCATCTACCTTTTCAAGCAGATAAGCAGCTCTTTCAGGATTTACTAAAGCATCCTGCATAAGTCTTTCACGATCTACTTTACTAAGTTTGTCCATAGTCCTAGATAGTACTCTAGTAGCTATCTCACCACCTACAAACCTAGAACTTACAACACCCCTTTGTACAGCGTATAAACGAGACAATATGGAAGGTATTGATAGAATTCCTGAACCAGTTTCGGGAGAAAACCTTAGTTTAGCTATTTGTTTCTCAGCATCAGAAATCTCATCTACAAACTTAACTACATCATCCTTAGCGCCAGGGCCTACATATCTGTCTAAGGCTTTCTCATTCTTGGTTAGGAAGGTCTTTAACTTAGTAGCGTTTACCTTACCTGTAGTAGCGTCTGTAACAGAGTCTAATAGATGCTCTCTAGTCCATAACTTGATAAGAGTCTTAGCTTTAGCAGTATCTCCTTTAGCCACTATCTGCTCTACCTGCTCAAAGGTTGGTTTAGCCTTAGCTTTAGTGCTGAATAGTTTAGCAATAGTCTCTGATCCAGGAACAAATTCTTCACCTCTTTTAGTAGTTCTGAGCACATCTGCTACAGTACCTCTTTCAAACAAGTCAGCAAATTCTTTTCTAGCTGCTTTGGCAGTCCTGTAACGATCTACAACATCAGCTGTAATAGGAGTTGAAGTAGTACCCTCTATGATGTCATCCATAGTGCCTTCTACAGCATCTAGCATAGTATTTAAGTTCTTAGCAAGTCTTCTGTTAGGAGCTAATTGTCCAGCATTACTACGAAGGTCATCTGTAAGACGACTTCTAAGAGCTGAAAATTCACTGTATGATTCTATATTAGCAAAGTCATCTCTAATACTACTTGCTATTCCTGGTAAGTTAGCTGGATCATCAGCCTTCTTAACGTTATTTATAATAGTATCTGCTGCTTCTTTAATCCTAGTAGTATCAAATGTAGCTGTATCAGTTGGATCTACATCATTAAATAGCTCTTTAACAACATTCCTTTGACCTCTACTAATGTCTACTAATTCCTCTTTAAAGGCTT